CAGATAACGCTGGTGGAAATCAGGGCTTGTTAATGCCCAAACTACAATATAGATTTAGAGTTAACTTTTTCAATTTAGGTATTGGTCAAACTATCGAACTTACTAAACAGGTCGTTGACATTTCACGTCCTTCAGTAAGCTTTGGTGAGATCACATTACCAGTTTACAACTCTACTATGTATTTGGCAGGTCGTCATGAATGGCAAGCACTAACAGTTAACATCAGAGATGATGCAGGTGGACAAGTTTCAAAACTAGTAGGTCAACAATTGCAGAAGCAATTAGACTTTGTTGAGCAAGCATCAGCGGCTACTGGTCAAGATTATAAGTTCCAAACAAACATCGAAGTTTTAGATGGTGGTAACGGCACGGCTGTTCCTACTGTCTTAGAAACATGGGAATGCTATGGATGTTTCATCCAACAAGCAAACTACAATACATTGAATTACGGAACAAATGATGTTGTTACAATTTCATTGACAATACGATTCGATAACGCAGTTCAATCACCATTGGCTTCTGGTGTTGGTACATCAGTTGGTCGAGCCTTAGGTGGTGCATTGACTACTGGTATTGGATCTGGTCAAGCTTAATTAGACAATAACCCATGGCCAATTGGGGTGTATCTTTACTTAAGGACGCTGTCGGAGGATTCTTCGGCAGCGATTACCTACGTGATTACACACATGCCAGTAAAACTTTTAGACCTAATTCATACCAATATGCACCTAAGTTTAAATTCTTATTTCATGTATATTTTGAAATAAATCAGAATGCATATTCAAAGGGTTTGTCTACTGGTGCAAACTTTGGGCTTGCAGTAAAAACAGTAAAATTGCCTAGCTATAATTTTACGACTCATGAAATGAATCAGTACAATAGAAAACGTATTGTACAATCTAAAATAAAGTATAATCCTATCGATATTAATTTCCATGATGACAATGGAAATTTAATCAGAAATATGTGGTATAATTACTATACATATTACTATAAGGATGCAACTAAGCCTGTTCTTCTTAATGCAGGAAGACAAACACAGTCGGACGAACAGATTGTTTCAGTCAATAATACTACGAACTATAATCAGCGAAACATATATAAACCATCAATCACCGGCGATAATGATTGGGGATATATTGGTGAAACATCAAGTACTGTTCAGACTAATACACAAGCAGCCATTGGAGCTACTAAAGTCCCTTTTTTTAAAAATATTACTGTATTTGGCTTTAATCAGCATAATTTTGTGGCATACACTTTGATTAATCCTATCATTACTAACTTTAGTCATGATACGTATGATTATGCTCAGGGCAATGGCACTATGGAAAATCAAATGACAATTGATTACGAAACAGTAAAATACTTTGATGGAGCAATTGATGGTAGATCGCCTGGTAATATTGTTAAAGGATTTGGTGATGAAGCAAACTACGACAGAACAGTAAGTCCTATTGCTAGAGCAGGATCACAAGGTACTATATTAGGTCAGGGCGGCTTAGTTGACGGTGTCGGTGGAGCTATACAAGATTTAACAGATGGAAAATATTTGAGTGCAATACAAAAAGCTGGTGTCACATATAATACATTTAAAAATGTTAACTTGAAACAACTTGCTAAATCAGAAGTTATAGCGGCAGCAACTAACTCAATACAACAAACACCTAATAGGAATTTAAACTTTCAATTCCCTGCATTTGGACAAACAACAAACTTGTTCGGTACTGCTGGTGCGCCTAATGGTGCTAAACAGGCACCTCCTGTTATCATAAATAATATACCGGGCAATGGAGTATAACATGGCATCAAGTTTAGACAATAATTTAAATTCATTAGATCAAACAGTAAGAATTTTTGATAATTTTTACAATTTTAATTTAGAAGTACCTTCAAATCAATATGATATAGTACATGGATATTTTGTTGAAACATGTGATACTAGAACAATCGCAGATAATTTTACAACATTCTTTTTTAAAATTGCACAAGACACTGGTATACCTGCAACTACATTGTTAGAAAGTATTCAAGGTCAAACTAAACTTGACATGAATAGAACTATTGCTTATTACTTAAACAGTTTTAAATCTAAGTCTGCATTGTACGGTATTAGTTTTATACCACAACCCAATCTTCCAGTAGCACGTAACATTGTGCTTTAATATATGGCTAAGTGGGCACAAGGTAATTTCACTCCAACTAATCCTCAAAAATATGTAGGTAAGCACACACCTAGATATCGTTCAGGTTGGGAATTGACGTTCATGCAATTCTGTGATAACAACAAGCATATCATATATTGGGCAAGTGAAGCTATAGCTATACCTTATAAAAATCCCTTTACAGGAAAACCTACTAGATATATACCTGACTTCTTTGTAGTATATCAAAACAAGTACGGTAAACAGATAGCAGAAGTAGTAGAGATTAAACCTAAAAAACAAAGTATTATTGAAAGTAAGGTAGCAAACGCCAAAGATAGAATGGTAGTAGCATTAAATCATGCTAAGTGGCAGGCTGCAATGGCCTACTGTAAAAGTCAAGGGTATACATTCAGAGTCATTACAGAAGATGACCTTTTCTACAACGGTCGCAAAAAGTAACTAAATACTTTTATGACCAAAAAATTACAAGAACTTTTTGAAATGCCACTGTCTGAAGATGAGATGGGCTTAACTGTTCCTATTCCCTCAGATGCACAAGAAATAACAACTGACGCATTATCTAACTTAGAAAAGATTGAGAATGCTTTACCACAAGTACGTGGATTAGAATCAGCAGATACTGAGATGGATGGACTAGCTGAGTTAGCTACTAACAGTTATAAAGACTTGATGGAATTAGGTATGCAAGTAGACAGTAGATTTAGTAGTGAAATCTTTGGTGTTGCTGGTACTATGTTGGGACATGCTATCACTGCAAAGACTGCTAAATTAAACAAAAAGTTAAAGATGATTGAGCTACAGCTTAAAAAAGCCGCATTAGATCAGAAAAATATAGCTAAAACAGAAGAAATTGAAGCTACTCCTTTAGGAGAAGGCAAGACATTAGACCGTAATGAGTTGCTTAAGATGTTGGTAGCTAAAACAGATGAGAAATGATAAATACAGAATACAGGAATAAGAAATGAAGAGCCTAAAACAATACATCGTAGAGAGTGTTCACACTTATAACTACACTATCAAAATTGCTGGCGACGTGGATAAGAACTGGTTAGATATGTTCAAGTACAATCTAAACAAGTTTGATCCTATTCGTATCAGTGAGCCTACAAAAACACCTATTCAAAAGGATCCATATGGATTTCCTAATTTAGCAAATCAATCTGTAACAATCATTAAAGCAGACTTTCGCTACCCAGCGACAGAGCCAATGATTCAGCAGATTGCTCAATTATTAGGTTACAATGTAGATATGGTCAGAGTAATTAGTACAAAGTATGATGACAGCATCAACGGCGAAGTTGAAGGTTACGCCAATCAAATGAAAAATAGCCCAGTTCTTACACACGAAGAAATGGAAGAACAACCTGGAGCTAAAGAAGCCTCTAAAGCATATGGCGATAGCTATTTGAATAGTATTAAGGATCAAACTAAAGACAGTAAGATTGATATTCCTTATGAAGGCAAAAAAACTCCGGATGCGTTTGACCCCTTCAAGGTCATTCCACAAGATCCAACTGGTGCCAAAAGTCCAATGAGCACTATCACAAGACAGCCTAAGCCTGCAACTGGCGCAAGAAAATAATTCAAAGGAACATAAAATGGATTTCAAAAGTTTATTATCACAACTAGACCAGTTGAACGAAGCTACAGACAGAAGTGAACCTGGTAAAGTAAAGCACACTGCTGAGCCAGGTGGTTATGGTCGTAAAGATGACGAAGATGACGAAGGCAAAAAAGTAAAAGATACTAGTGCTGAGAAAAAAGGTCGTGGTCGTCCAAAGAAAGCTACTCAATCTTCGGGTGAAGATAAGAAATATGACTTCAGTGCGTTTGGTGTTAAGTCTGGAAAAGATGTTAAATTACCAAAGCATGACAAAAAGAAAACTATTAAGCATAGCTTAAAAGAATATCTTGACCAATTAGATAAAGCATTGAATGAAGAATATACTACTGCACCTATGCCAGGTGCTGTTCAAGTTAAAGACGCTTCAGGTAAAGTTGTTGCAACGGCAAAAAGCCCTCAGGCAGCAGAGATGTTCAAAAAAGGTGATGTAACTCTTGGTAATCCAGAAGAAATGCACGAAGAAGATATCGGTAAGCATAACAATGCTACAACAGGCTTTGATGCATTAGTTCGCAAATTAACACCTAAGTATGGTGTTGAAGCCGCAAAACGTATTGCCGGCGCCCAGTTAAAGAAAATACGTGAAGCAGACATGCCACCAAACGACAGTTTAGCTAGCCCACTATCATTAGAAGAAGGCAAAAAGACTGTTAAGAAAGACGACAAAGCTGAAAAAGCCGGTAAGAAAGTTACTAAAGACTTAGAATATGATATGAAGCACAAAGGTAAAGATGATGCTAAAGCTGAAAAGGCTGGCAAAAAAGTTACCAAAGACATTGAGTATGATGAGAAAAAGAAAAAGACAGTAAAAGAAGCGGCTAAGCCTGACTTCCCGGATATTGACGATGACAATAATACAAAAGAAACAATATCTAAAGCCGCACAAGATGCTAAAAGAGATAAAAAGAAAGTTAAAGAAGGTATGGATCATAGACTAAAGGCAGCCCGCCATATGGGTAAAGCACATGCTCTAACTAAAGAAGGTTATAATTGCCGTTATGATGACATGGAAGAATCAAGACACTACCATGAAGGCT